AGTTCAAGACCAAAATTGGTAAGATTAGTTTGTTGGATTTGATAAACCCATCTAAACTTGACGCAAAATCATTCATCGCTCTTATTAGTATTATGGGTAGAAAAGATGTGGTATTTGGTAATCTTCCTGATGATGTAATCCAAGCGGTTTGTGTGGATATGTGTGGTGATAATTTGACCCAAGAACTTAAAAATATTTTTAACTAATTGCTTGTATAATCCAAATATAATCCTGAACTTTGTATCACTATGGAAAACACACAAAACAATAACACGATGAAACAAGTATCACTTGAAACTATGAAAAGCATTCTTGATGAGTTCAAGGAACTTACAAAAACTTATGATGAAGCGAATGAAGATGTTAAATCTATTGAATGTGTAATCGCTATTTTAGCAACACGAGGTTTAATTAAAAATGATTTGATTAAATAATTTTGGCAGTATCAAAAAAATCCCTAACTTTGTATCACTATGGAAAACAAGACACAAAACACCCACAAGCAAACTGAAAGAGTTTTAGGTTATTCATTACCAAAACTTACTGAAGAAGAACAAACTTGGAAGAACTGGATGCGTGGTGGTATATTCACTAATGTTAAAACAGGTGAAGTAATCAACTATAACGAATTGAAAAAAACAATTCCATCTTACTTCCAAACCAAATATGAAATGTATAACCAATATGTTTCTGTCTTTAATAGATTTTACAATAAATAATTTTCATCATAAAAAAGTTTTGTATATTTATTGGTATGGGAACAAAAGCGATTTTCAAGATATACAACAATAATAAGTTCGTAATCGGTTCTTGGGTTAAACACGATGGGGGTGTGAATACAACATCTATATTCCCCTATTTCCTGAAGAACCTAAAGTATGATGTGGATAAGAAATCCATTTACGACACAATCAACCAGTTCATCGCCGACAACAACTATGGTGTGATGTTCGGGGATAAGAAAAAACCATTTTCAAGACAGACCACAGATGAAGGTATGACTGAATGTGAAGTATTGTTTTGGGATATTCCTTTGGGTGAAAAGAAACTAATGAATGAAGGTGTATGGGCTGAATACACTTATGAAGTTCGTTTTAGTAGTGATAGGGTTAAAATCATTATCAACTATAATGGAAACGAAAAGACCTATGAATTAAAGGGGTATTGGAATACAACCAGTATCATCAAAATCGTAGGTGATGTAAATAAGTGGATTGATGATATTGAATACGGATTAAACGATTGTGATTGTAAAGATGAAAAACCCCCAATAGAAAGAAAGGAACAAACAAAGTGATAGGTGCTAGTAAATTAAACGAACAAAAGGTTCAGGAAATCAAACGACTATTCGCAACAACGATGTTGTGTGATGGGGACATCGCAGAAATGTATGGTGTATCCCGTGAAATGATAAATCAAATCCGTAGTGGAAAGAAATGGAACGATGAAAAAAGGTCATTTGTTATGAAAGACCAAATGAAGAGTTATACGAAGACAATTACAATAGTTAGGGGTAATCAGTATTCATCACAAATAAGTCCCGTAGAAACGACGCAAGGTAGGTTATTCATAGTATTACACTACATAGGTGATGAAGTATTCCAAGAGACATCAAGGGTATTCACAACTGAACCTGATTATGAAGTATTCAAGGAAGAACACTATAAGTTTATTAAAAAGGTAAATGTATGAAAATCCCAAGACAACGAAAATCAAATCACAATAGAAGGAAGTATAGAATATCTGTAATCCTTCAAGCGATAGAATGGTCTATCCAATTAGAAAGACAAATGGGTAGTATCAAATATTATCAAAAATAGTTTGGCAGTATCAAAACTTATCCGTAATTTTGTATCACTATGGAAAACACAATCACTTATTTTTACGACAACTTGGAAATCATCGGGGCAGCAGGAAAAAACATTTATGTATTACCAACTGACCTATTAGAAAAAGATGGTGAAGAAATTGAGGCTTGTTTGGTATTCACTATGACTAAATGGGTTGAACTACAAAAGGCTTGGATTACAGAAAAGAAAGATTTTTGTGAAAGATACAACCACTTCTGCGGTTGGGGTGATATTACCAGTCATTACACCCGTGTAGGTGAAATTGATGTTAGGATTGGTGATGAAATCAAAGTAGTTCCATTATTGAAACCTTTGGACTTTTTGGTTGATATGGAACACGGGTAAAAAAAAATAAAAAAAGATTTGGCAGTATAAAAAGAAATACCTAATTTTGTAAGACAAACGAATAAGAAATATAAACACTATGGAAAACTTCACAATTAGCAACTTGATTACAGAAATCAAAAACAACAACGAAAAGTCAAACAAACTTCGTTCTTCAATCACACAACAAAAAGAAGACCTTATGGATAAAATCCGTGTCGCTCTTGAAGATGAAGGATTGAAACTACAACCGAAATATCCTAACAACACGGACATTTACATTAGTGAAGACACAGGGTTCAATATAAATAGTCGTATCTGTTTAAGTATTAGTGGTGGTAATTTGCGTCTTGACTTACCAGCAATCTACGATACACCAACATCACACATTCAATTCCTAATCTATGGTGTGTTGTTGAAGTTCCAAAACGAAGTGATGGATATTCAATTAGACATCATAAATGAAAATATGATTGATAGACACCGCAAGACAAATGAATTGGTTGAAGCTATTACAGAAGAAATTATCACAGAATTATTAGATGGTGATAATATTAAAGTTAGTGGAAAAACTTACAGATGTGTTGAAATCAAAAAAGGTAGGTTTGTTGTAGATATTACCAAAACCATAATGTTTGGTAATGAACCTGAAAAAGAAAGAAAATCATATCACAAATCACAACTTAAAGATATTTTCAGGTCATTAGCACAAAAAAGAGCGGACATCTTAATTAAAAGATAATAGATATGGAAAAGACAATTCAAGATTGGGTAATGGAAATGTATAACGACTTGGCAGAAGATGATGACTACCAATACGAAAAATACAGGGAAAGACAGGAAGAAGCTGAAAGAGCGGCTTATGAAGAACATTTAGCAGACAGATATTAAAATTATGGCACAGAATAAAGACAGACAAATCGCATCACAATCAAGTATGAAGTTGGTTCTTGATTGGGCTACTTCCTGTGGGAAGTGTTTAACTATGAAGGAACTAGTGGGAATGTCCGTAGTCCTTGTAGATTATGTAGAAAACGGATACACCGCCGAATTAGGTAAAAGATTAGAAACAATCCAAGACCATATAGATAATAAAGGACTTCCCAAGAAGTAATTGTGATTGTCCTATATTGTTGAAACCCTAACCCGAAAAGGTTAGGGTTTTTTTGTTATACATCTTTTTACAACATAAACTATATTTATAGTATTCTGGGGGATTATCCCATTTTTCGTATGGAAGTAAAAGTATCAACATTATACTTGGATATAGACAAGGCAGTCAAGGAAGGTAAAAGACATATATTCCTTCGTGGCTCATCAAGAAGCGGTAAGACATATCAAACCATATCCTACTTGATTTTATACATTCTACAGAACCCTAATACCACAATTACGATAGTTAGGGACACACTTGTAGCAATCCGTAATTCTGTTCTATTGGACTTTCAGGAAGTAATGAACCAAATGGGATTATACAACCCCGAGCAGTTCAACAAAAGTGAAGTCATCTACAGGTTTGATAATGGTAGTATGGTTAGGTTCTTGGGAGCAGATGATGGTAGTGGTAAGTTGCGTGGTATGAAACAAGACATCGTATTCATCAACGAAATTACATCAGTCAGTCAAGATGCGTTTATTCAGTTAGACATTAGAACCAGTAGGTTCATCATCGCAGATTACAACCCATCGGCTAGTGAAGATTGGTTCGTTTATGAATTGGAAGAAAGACCTGAAAACCAACTAATCATTTCAACCTACAAACAGAACCCCTTTTTAGATGACCGAATTGTAAAATCTATTGAAGGGTTGAAAGACATAGACCCTGAAATGTATGAAGTTTATGCGTTGGGTAAAAAGATTAAACCCCGTGAAACAATCTTTATCAACTGGGAA